CTAGAGCATATTCTAATTCACTCATGAATTCAATGGATGTGTATCTTGAGGGAACTGGAGTCAGTGTCCAGTTCAGAGCAACAGATTCTGAAGGTAAGACATGGCAGGGTGAAGTCATGGGAACTTCTGCTAAGCATGGTAGAGTAGGTGGAGGAGTTATGAACTATATTATGGAAGCTGTTTATGGTGAAGGTAATGGAGTGTGGAAAGATTACCCTAGTGCTGCAGCAGTATCTTCTGCTTCTAGAGGAAATGCACTAGATCAAAAAATTTTTGATCTTGCAAGAGATAATAAAAGTAATGTTATGAAAACTGGTGAACAAGTTTCACTGGAAGATATTTCTAGGATGAGACCCCAATGGAAATTTGCTAAGTATCTTGGTCTTCTAGTTGTTGATCAATTGAGGAGAGGTACTAAAGTACAACGCGATGAAATTACAACTAGAATATATTTGTATGCAACAGCTGCATCAGATGATTCTGCACCGTATCTTAAGATCTCCTAATGGCAAACGTAACTCAACTAAAACATTTAGAACACCTGGAAGATGAGATGCTGAACTATGGTATCCAAGGATGTCATGCAGCTGTTGCTTTTTTAGAGGAACTGAAAAAGATGTTGGGACAGCAGGAAAGTGCTGGTTTCATGCAGACAAAATGGGACGGAGCTCCATCTGTTATCTGTGGTACAGATCCTGCATCTGGTATGTTTTTTGTTGGAACAAAATCTGTCTTTGCAAAGACACAACCCAAGTTATGTTTTACCGATACACAAATTGATGAGTGGTATAATGGTGATCTTGCAGAAAAACTTAAATTCTCTTTGAAGTATTTTGCTGAACTGGATATCAAAGGAGTTATTCAAGGTGATCTTATGTTCACTAATAGCACAATAAAAACAGAAGTCATTAACAAAGAAAAACTTTATACATTCAGACCTAACACTATTACCTATGGTATTCCTATAGATCATCCTATTGGAGTAGCAGCGGGTAAGGCAAAAATTGGTGTAGTATTTCACACTCACTATACTGGAGATGATCTACCTACTATGCAAGCAAGAGCTGGTGCTGATATAAAAGGATCTGCTAATGCATTGGTAATTAAGAACGACACTCCAATGGATCGTGTTGGATTCTCTAAGCAAGAGATGACTAAGTTTAAAAATCATATCGATGTAATTGATCGCATGTGTCGTATCTCTGGTGATTTCCTAGATGAACTGGTAGTTCTTACTGGTACTACTGGAGATAAGAAGTTTCATATTGCATCTTACTTAAAGCAATTCTTCAATAATGAGATTAAGAATGCTCGCACTATTACAAATGTAGAAGATGCCATGTACAACCTTCTTAATTTCTATGGTGATAAGATGGAGAAGGAACTTGCCAAAATTAAAACAGTAAAGAACCTTACATTAAAAAGAAAGCTAGTATACGATAGTCAACTATACGTTGAGAATAATAAGGACAAGTTTAAAGCAATGCTATCACTGTATAAAGAACTACAAACAGTGAAGCAAATGGTTATAGATAAACTGGACCACCTGGAAGAGTTTAGAACATACGTTCAAACTGAAAAAGGGTATAAGGTTACAACTCCTGAGGGATATGTTCTTCATAAGGACGGTAGTATGATCAAGTTTGTTAATCGCCTGGAGTTTGCTTACAACAACTTTACTCTACAAAAACAATGGCGTTAAATGTCAATAGGTGCTACTTCACTTTTGGTAGGTTTCAACCACCTACCACTGGTCATAAAGATAACTTTGCTGGTGTGAAAAATGCAGCAGGTTCTGATGACTATCGTATATACATTTCCCAAACTGTAGATGCGAAAGGTAGCAACCCATTGCCGCCAGATAGAAAGTTGTTCTATATGAATAAGATGTTTCCACAACATAAGGGAAAGATCTTCTCTGGTCCCAAACAACCTGTTGCTATCTTACAAGATCTTATGATGGCAGGTTATAATGAGGTCGTGTTTCTTGTAGGATCTGATAGAGTTTCTGCTATGCAGTTCCTCCATAAATATAATGGTAAAGATTTTACATTCAGAAAAATTGATATTCAATCTTCTGGAAGTAGAGATGCTGATGGTGATACTTTTGCCATTTCTGGAACTAAGATGAGACGCGCAGCACATGCTAGCGACTTTGACACTTTTAGAAAAGGCATTCCAACATCATTAAATGATCGTGATTGTCGTGCTTTGATGGATGAGATTAGAGCAAACCTACCAAAAAATTTTAAATAATGAAGGACTTTAAAAAGTTAAGAGAAGAAGCACTACGTCAACAACAGAGACATACCTTTATATTTAAAGAAGGTGATGCTGTTATGTCTGCCCGAACAGGAGACAAGGGACACATCCATAGAGTAGGCGGTAACTATGCTATCGTAATTACTGATGATGGAAATATGTTGCGTGAATGGATAAAGAACATTAGATCTATAAATAATACGAGAAGAACCTCCTTATTGAACGATGAAGAAACCAGATCCTATTAATACAGTAAAGCACCAAGATGAGTTCTCGTCTGGTTTGATGGAACAGTTCGGCAAATGGATGGGTGGCGATTGCTTCCAGAATACTGAGATGCCTGATTTGCATTTATCTGAAGCTCCTTTTGATGGCATGGATCCACAGTCCAATGGTGCTGAGATTGAAGATGTTACTAAGAAAAAGAAGAGTGCTAAAAAAGGTGCATACGTAGGACAAGAATCTGCTAAGAGTGAGGAAGTCCTTGAACGTGAAGAGTATGAAATTGATGGAGAAGTTTATGTCCTAGAAAAAGTAAAGATGGATGGCGTTGATGACAACGGTAGCACCTCTTGCTGGAAAGGATATAAGAAGCAAGGAACTAAGAAGAAAGGTGGTAAGGAAGTTAACAACTGTGTAAAAGCAGGTGATGAAGTAACTCACGATGGTGAGGAACTAGAAGAGAAGAATGGTCTCTATGCTAACATTCATGCTAAAAGAAAGAGTGGTGGTAAGATGCGTGATAAGGGAGACAAGGGTGCTCCTACAGAGAAAGCATTCAAAGATTCTGCAAAGACAGCTAAAGAATCAGTAGAATTGGATGAATATTTTGAAAAGAATAAAGAAGGAAAGATGGTGAAGAAGCACAACTGTGCTAAGAAAGTTAAGTATAATAAGGAAGAATTCTTCTGTCTTCCTGAGCAACACACCATGCTCGAAGATGGCACTGTAACTCATTACGATCTAGTCAGTGAGAAGGGTGAAGTTCTAAGAAACATTCCTGTTGAGGGACTAGAGATCATGCTCAGTGAAGTTCATGAGCATGCTGACAATCATGCTAAGAATGCTGCACTGCTAGGTGAGAAGAAACTTGACCCAGTTGGTAAGGCAGATGCTGATATCGACAACGATGGTGATGTAGATAAATCTGACAAGTTCCTACATGCACGTCGTAAGAAAGTCACTAAGATTGTTGCAATGTCGAAGAAGAAAAAATGAAATCATTTAAAAAATTTCAAGAGGAGTGTGGTTGCGAAAAAAAGGAAAGTAAGGTAAAATCTAAACTAAAGAATAAAAAATCTGGTAATGTAGAAGTGATGCCTAATATTCCTGATGGTAAGAAAGGGATGACCACCCGTGCAACTAATGAAGCAAAGAACTATGAAGGTCCTTTGTATGCACCGTGGTCTTCTGTTGTAAAAGGTAGAGGATTTGATCCTATTGAAGAAAGAAAAGTAAAAGAATCATTTGAGGGTGGCGTTACAAAAGCACGCCGTGACTATCGTTCTGGTACTTTATTAACTTTCAAACAATTCATGTCAAAGATTACTGATATCTTAGACGAGTGGGAGAAATAAATAGTTATTGCAATATGCTATATGACTATGTTATCCTTTCTACTTCCCTTGGCGTCAAAAATTATTACCGATGCCATTAACAAAATTCCTGAGAATGAAGAACTCGGTGAGAAGATGGTTGAGATCTGTCTTGTTATTCTTGCTAAAGCAGTTAAGTTAACTAAAACAGATATGGATGATCAACTACTTGAAGTTGTAACCAAAGCAATCAAGAATAGAGAAGAGTGATATTCTAGGGGGAGCAATCCCCCTTTTTTATAAATAAACATTAGATAATAGTAATATTCGGAGCACACGTCAATGTCCCTTTATGGAAGAACTGACAGCAATGCAAACAAAACCAAAGCTGGTGTGGGCATTGCAACGTCAAGTCAAGCAAAAACAACTGTCTTTGTTGATAAAACTGAGGCACAACTAGCAGAAACTAGATCTCGTGGTATCACTGCTCCTGGTTGGTGGTCGTACTTCACATACACTGATGCGGATGGCAATACGCGCCATAAAGCAGAGCAACTTGTGAACATCGCTAACCCTGATCTCAATTCTAACGAGACACAAACTGATGATACTATCGCAGCAGACGTGGCATCGGCAGTAACCATTACGGTTCAACCTGCTAACTCTACATCTTCTTCGGGTGCTGGTACTTACACCCTCACCACTACGACAACAGGAACACCTGGAGCACTTGCATATCAGTGGCAGCGTCAAACTGCAACTGGTAAGCGTTGGGTTAACATCGCTGCTGGTACAGACACA